TGTGCATTGTTAACCCATTGCACGTGTTTGTTACATTGTTTACACCAAAGCTTAAATGCATGTGGACCAGTTCCTTTACGCAATTCCATTTGATGTTTACTGTGCTTCTTGGCTACACCTTTAATCTGTGTTGTCATTTGTAAACTCCCTTATGTCAATAATTTCTTGTTCCCAATCATCAACTTTAAGTTTTTCTGCTTCTGTTAGATCTGTGTATAATACACAACCTGTGCTGTTGTATAAGTCTTGATGATTCATGTAAGTCCAACAAATATTACTGTTTAGTTCTTCTAAGAGCAGTGCTATGTTACTTGGTTGACTTGTTACTAATTTACTATGGTTAGCGTAAACTTTACGGTAATTTCCTGATAACTTCATAATTTGTACATCTCTTTTTAGATTTTAATATGACTATAAACATATACCTAATGCTGCTGCTAGTGTAGTACTTCTTTGAATATAAGTTCAAATCCAAGTTCTTTGTAGATATATTCACTAAGATCAAGTATATCAACACGTGTGTTTGTTCTAAATCCATCATGTTCTAAGAAATACTTAATATTACGTACATCTAAATAGATTCTAATTTCATTGAGAACTTTACGTTCTAGCTTAAAGTATATGTTCCACTTATCCTTAGGACTAAATGATTTCTTCCACCACTTTTGTGTTTTAGTCCAGTAATACTCAACTGGTTGATCTGCTTTAATTGGAGCCCACATAGTTTTAATGTCAGCTTTTAGGAAGTTTAAAAATTCATGCTGTTGTAAGAACCTAACAACACTTGTATCACTATTGCACATCTTAAACACTTGACTCTTTTTGTATGTAGTAAGAAACCCACCACTGAACATTGCGTTGATAATGTTCTTAATATTTTCTACTGGTAGTTCTGCTTCAACTGCTATTTTATTGCGTATAGCACTTTTGTTTTTTAAGTAGTGTTCTAACCAAAACAAACACTCACCTGTTGCACTTGGTGTTTGGAAGCTGTGTTGATACAATAGTGTTGGTGCTGCTGTGCTTATGTCATAATCAAACTTTAAGCCTTTCTCTGCTAACATCAAACATCTCATTGCACTAGGAATGTTTTGCATTGGGTTACATAATCTATGTGACTTGTCTTCATATTCAAAGTCTAATGAGTCTAACTGTTCATTATATGTACTTGACACCCAATCATTTGCTATTTTAAAAAGATCCACTACACTAGCAGCAGCATTAGGTATATGTTTATTGTTATTTTTTTTATCAAGTACATCTAACAAAAACAACAAACCAGTCTTGTTAGTAATATACTTCTTACAAACATTCTGTCTTTTGTCATATTCATGATCAGTTACTAGCAATGTTTCTCTTAAATATTTACTTAATGGATTCCTATTACTACCAAAGTGCTTGTCAATCCATCTAGTACTTAACTGCCTTGGCTTATTACTTGTAAGAGCACTAGTAAAACCAACTGCATTCTTAACACGTCTTAAGACTCTAACATCATTGAAGTTTGGCTTGTACATTATTTGTACTCCACGTACTCAAGTACTTCTGCAGATGCCATCAGCAATTTCCATAATGCAGTTTGTAGTTTTTTGTAATTAGCTTGTTTTTCCATAATGGCTTGGCTAAATTCACCAGTTACATATATGTCATATTCAAGTACATCAGCTAAGTTGTCACATGCCTTATAGAACTCTGCTGCTTTTTTGGCAGGATATTGTAAGCTGTGTTTTTCTAAGTGTTCCACTTGATCAGTGATTTCTACAATTATGTAGGTCCAATCAAAATTTGACATGTTGTTACGTAATCTATCAAGTGGACTTTTGGGCACGTAACCTGCTTTGTTTAAGCCAGCGCTCCAATCACTAATAGTAGTGTGCTTACTGTAAGTATGATAATCTTTAATTTGTTTAAGTTGTTTGGGAAGTTGTAACATTTTTTATTCCTTTGTTTATGTAATGGATAATTCCATAACAGTTGTATTTACTAAGAACACTGCAATAACGCTTGTAATGCATTTAAAACCGTATTTCTTAGATACAAACTAAGTATAACACGGTTAGAACTAAAAGTCAAGAAAAAACCCAGGTAATCTAATACGTCTGGGCTAAGTCTCGTTGTATGAAGTAATGGGGCAAAAACTGCAAATATTATATCAATAAGCTTATAACACGTTTGCTTTTATTATTGAAAGGAGTCACTCTAAATGTTTAAATAAGTGGTAACCCTCATACAACTATGCTGCGCTATGATGTGACAGCAATGTATTTATTATAACACTAAGCTATTAGATTGTCAATGGTTTCTTGACTTACTGCTTCCATTCTTCTCATGTGATAATAAATGTTCATGTTTGGCACACCCATCTCTGCTGCTATTTCTTTAGTTGTCATGCCGTCTGTTATCATGCGCCATATTTTTATTGTGTCAGGTGATATGGTCATTCCTTCTTTAGTATTAACAGTTGTATGTACTCTTTGTGTTAGTTGTATATACTTTATACTTTCTGGTGTGCGGTTATCAAGCAATGCATCTGGATGATACGCAAGCTTGTGTTTAATTCTAAGTTCAGTAACTGGCGCGCGTCTACGCAATCCGTGTAGCTCTAACCATTGGTTAATGCATAATGCATTTGTGCCAACTGCAACACCTCTGTCTGTCATTATGTAGAAACTAACTGTTCCTGGAATTGGTTCTAATACTTTTTGTACTATTACAAAATGTACTAGGTATCTATAGTTTTCAAACTCCATTGCATTTCTAAAGATGCTAGGAAGCCTGGATTGTTCTTTTGGGGCTTTTATGTACATGGGGTAGGGTCCTTGATTTGGTGACTACATGTAGTCCTATAATTGTTCTAGAGTGGCCTTAATTGACTACATGTAGTTAATATTATTTAGTACGTGCCGCCATCCACAACTGTAGCTACAACGTCTGTAAATGACAAAGCACCACTTCCGTCTGTTGTCATTACTTGACCAGCATTGCCCCAGCCAATTGGGTAAGTGTTGCCTGTAATTTCTACAAGTCCACTAAGGACAACAGCGCCTCTACTTAAAGTAGAACCAAGACCTGGTAGTGGACCTGGATCAACTCTAATATCTTTACCTGATTTGAAAACTAGGCCTTCTGTTGATTCTAACTTTAGTATGGATGTGGCAAAAGAAGCACTTATTGTATTACTTCCACCTGCTGGCATACCATAATTTGATAAGTTAATAGCATTACCATCAGTTAAGTTTATATCAAATCCATTACAGTCTAAGTCACCGCCTAGCTGTGGAGTTAAATCATCTACTAATACTGTTCCAGATCCTTCCAGTTTATTTTCCCACTGAGAAGTAGCACTGTTCCACGCAATAATTTGATTGTTTAGTAATGGTTGTATAATTGTCACATCACTAAGTTTGTTTAAGTTTACACTGCCTTCAATGTCTTGTCCGCTTGGAGTGTATTGGTGTAATGTTCCTGATCCTAATGTAATTTTACTCATTATAACTCCAATGCGCTGTTGTATGTTGTAGCGGCCATTTCAACTGTATTTTCTTCTGTTAACTTTAGCTCTTGTACTCTCCAGAACTTTTGTGTTTGTCCTGCGCCAGTGCCCCAGCCAAAGTCATCATGTCTAATTTCAATAATGTCACCACTTCTAAGTAATAGTGCTACGTGAGCAACTGTCATTTGTATTTGGTATTCATCTCTGCTTTGACTAACTTGTTGTGTGATTAAATCTAATACTGTAGCTTCATCTGTAAGCATTGTGTAGTCTTCTTGTGATTCAAGTATACTACCATTGTCTTCTTCAATCCAAGGTTGGTTCTTGTAAATTACAAGATCATCATTATACTTTGTTACTGGGTTGTTAAACACACCAGTTGATTTGTTTAACTTTCTTGCTTTGTTTGGAAGTGCTAAACTAATGTCACCAATGATTTCAGTCTTAGTGAATATTGCGCTTGTTGGAATGCCTACTTCTTCATTTTTCTTGCGTATGCGGAATTGATACTTGCCATCTACAAACAATGACATGCCGTTACATGTTTCCATGATCTCACCAATGTTATCAAACAATTGCTTTTCTGTTTGTAGGAAGCCATTTAAGTTGTAACCCAATCCACCTCTACTTGTATCACAGTCAATTCTTGCTTGTTGGAAACTAGCTAAGTCAATGTTTAGTCCTGCTATCCATGTTTCAGTTGAGTCCCTGTCAAGTCCCTTGCCATAATATTGATTAATTAAATAATCATACATGATGTCTGCAGGGTTTTGATCTGCACCAGCAACATAATTGGCTGCTGTCATATCAGCAAGTATGTCACCATTTGTAAGTGTACTTACATCTAACATCTTCTTGCCGTTTAATACTGCTGTAAATGTGGGTAGCTGTCCAGCCCACTTTTCACCATCTGCTACTAGTACTGCCGCCAAATAACTAACACCTTGTAGTCTGTGATTTGTTCCCCATACTGCACTACTAACACTTGTTTCTATTGCTGTGTCATGTGTTTGTGTAGATGATCCAGGATACCAGTTCCATGTCATTGAAGCACCACTATATTGATTGCCACTTGCAAAGCCAGACATTGTATATCCGCCATTGCTATTACTAGCTAATGTTCCACCATTTGCAACATCCCATACAATTGTATCATTGAACCAAAGTTGTTTAATAGTATCAATTTCACCTTCACACATTGCTAGTACTAAGTTTAAGTGTGTTGAGTTTGTTGGCTTGCCTTCTGCGTCTATTGTTTGTACTGCGCCTGCGCCATTACTTGCTTCAAGTAATACTCTTGTTCCACCCATACGTTGTTCACCATACAGTGGATAAATTGGATCATTATTTGATTGCTTATTTACTAGAATATTACTACGTGATGATCTAGCTTGACGTTCTTGTTTCTTTTGTGCTTTGCGTTGTTGGCTGTATGAGTAGATTGCCATACCAACTTTAAACAATAATTTTACTATCTTTTTACTCAATGTGATGTCTCCATATGCTGTAAGGTAGTTCTGGTTCTATTAATGAATAACGTCCCATCTTATTTTTCCCATCAACATTAGTCCAAGCTTGGCCCATGCAAATAATGTAACCACTTGGATAATACTTTTGTTGCACTATAACAATGTCACCTGTTTCAGGGGTGTCAACTTGTTTGTATCCATGTTCAGGGAGCCACTCTTCAGTTATATTAAATTCTCTAGCTGTCCTAATGGCGCCAGTTGTGTTACTGTATTTACCGTATATTGCATCAAGCGTATTGGTGCCATGCATAAAATCATGATACTCCATGAACAGTGTACAGCAATCATTCTTGCCGCGTTCATAGATTTGGTTATGTTTCTTTCCTAACCACATGCCCAGTTTTACAATGTCTTCTTTAATCATCTTCACGCCACGTAACTTCTTTCTGAACATCAACTGCATAATCAAAACCTAAGTCATTTGGAAAGAATTCCTGTTGACTTTTACTGTTTGTATATCTAGTTGAAACTCTATCAAAGTCTGTCCAGTGACTACTGATGTCAATGGTTGCTTGTGTTGTGTCACCTTGTGTGTCAAATGCGGCACTAATAGTATTAATGTATCCGCTATATAAAATAATCTGATGTTCTACTTGGTGTTGTTCCATGAATGCTCTGTAGATGGTAACAGGCTTGTCAATGTACTGTAATGTTTGAATTGTTTCCAATGCACTCTTACCAGGTTCCATTTCAACTACTGCGGCAATGCCAATACTGATCTTGTCAATACTGAATGCCGCGTTGTCTGTGTAATCACTCATACTAAGTAATCCACCTGCTGCTAAGTAAGTGTTACCATCTGCTAATGTTAAGTTATAAGGAGCTTGTGTGAAGTAGTAATTATGCGTAGCATCTATATTGATAGCTACACAATCATAATATTCAATTACTTCCTTTGCTACTAGTTCTGCTAATGTACTCATTATTTAAATCCATCCAAGTCAAAGCTTACACTCATTCTATAGTATCCATCTGTGCCAACTGTGTATTCAAAGTTATCACTGCTTAATGTAACAATGCAATGATATGGGTTTTTATAAATCATTGATCCCACTGTTAATGTTGTTGTAATAGGCATTGCTAATCTAATCTTTGCTTCACCATATGCATTTGCATTTGCAGTGTTTATTACTGTGTGCAATGCACCATTCTGGTTGCTACCAAATATTGGAACTTCACCTTGACTAAAAGCATTAGCCTCAAAGCTTTCAAATCCTTCAGTTAATACTAATGTATCACCTATTACAGTACTATTAACAACGTGTGCTTGCTCTGTTGTATTTTGAATGTCTTTAAAGTTTGCCCATAATATGGATGCATTATCTTTGTTACGCAATATAAAGTAGAACGGTATTGCTTGTCCATTTGCTGCTTGTGCAATTGCATGAAACTTCTGGAAGTCTGTTGGCAACATTGGTGGATATTCAACTTCCAATGTCCACTTACTAAATCCACTTGCACGTGTATACTTGACGCCATTTTGACTATTGTTTACTGTGCTTGGTGTATTAAGATTAACAACAGCACTACTTGGTGTAATATGATCTGGCCATTGCTTTCTAGAATCAAATCCAGTTGTTGTCCATTCATCATCTGTGTCAAAGTTATCCTGTGCTTCAGCAGGTGGAGTAACAGGTTGTACAGCATCTGGTTTGTTTTCAAATCCATATATATGTGCCATTCCACCTGGTGCAGGGTCTACAAACTGACCAGGGTAGTTTGTATCAAACACTACATTATACACTCCACCAGCAGCAGCAGTATCAGCTAATACATTAATTACAGGAGCAATCTCACTGTTGGTACTGTATAAAGTTTTACTAGTAGCGCCTTGCTTCCAGTAACTATCTTGCTGTACAGGATTAAACGGCACTGTGTTGCCACTGCTGTTTTTATATGTATACTGCGCATTACTTGGAATTACTGCTTCAAATTGAGACCCCATTGAAGAGCGTGGATTATTAGGACTGTTGTTCATGTCAATTGCAATATTTGAAGCTAGCTGTGTAAATAATTGATCTTCTGTATAATAGCCGCCTGATGCCCCATATGGTAAAATTACACACTCACCTGACGCTGAGTCAACAGCTGCTGAATTAAAGTTTATTGCAGATAAATTTCCACTAGATTCAGCATCATAAAAATCAAAGCCATATAAGTAAATTAGTGTTCCATCTGGTAAATATCCTGTTTCTCTTGTAACTTCTGACCAAACTTCCATAGTGTAATTGTAATCTCTGTATGGAAATCCTACTGTACTTGGCATTGCTACTGTAGAGTTACTTATAAGCTTTAAATGACAAGGTGAACGTGTAAACAATGCAGTATTTGACTGGTCTCTGTTTTGCATTAACATTAGTTGATTATATTTAATTGTGTTATTGTTATCCTGGCTATCACCCCAGCGCATTGTAGCACGTGGCACATTAGTACGTGGGGTGTTAAACTGACCTAAGTTGATCCAACTTCCTGTAAATGTAGCATTAGAAAAATCAGGATCACCTACGCCTGATGGTGAACTGTTTCCTGCTGCTTGTGGTATAAACGTAGTAGCAGATGTTTTCTCTAATGATCTATGTTGTATGTTAGGATTAAATTTAGCTACAATAGGATAACTTGGGTTAGTACCAGGAGCTGCACCTGTCCATGTAGCCATACGTAAAGTATTACCTGTTGTAATTGCATCAGTTCCAGTTATTTCAGCAACATATACACCTTCACTTGTCCACGTTACATTATTATTTGTAACTGATGCAATTACTGCACCTGACTTCTTGTAATGAGCAGTAATTGATGAAGTTGTTGTGTTAACTGCTTTTATTAAACCAGTGCCATCACTTTGTGAAGTAAACATAACAGAACTTGGAGGCAATGTGTTTAACAAAGATCCATTATCTGGAGTTCTCTTAGAATACAAAATAGATTCATCTGGTTTGCTTGGTAAGCTTTGATTAAAAATAAACCATTGCGGTCCGTTAATGTTACCATATGTTAAATCAACTTCAGTACCATCATAAAATCCAAATTGTACACTGTATGTTGTTTTTGTAACTGCAACAGCACCCCATAGCGTAGAATCTACTAAATCATCTGCTTCTTGTATTTTAACTAGCCATTCAGCAGGCGTACCTTCATACAGTTGAGGTATTACATAACTAACAATTTGAGGTATTTCAGATATCCCCCAACGTGACATATTTGAATCACCTGATGGCAAATTATCTAAGTAGTATTGTTCAAATTTACTTATATTTTCTGTTATCTTAAATAAATTTTGACGGTCATTTCCATTACTGTCTTGAAGAGGTATACCAGAAGTCTGAGGATAGTTCCATGGAATATATTCCCCGGTTTGCAATTCATATAGTCTTCTTAATAATCCAGTACCTGGTACTGCTACTGGATCATTGCCTGGTACGTCTCCAATATAATCAGGATCAACATATTCTGTTGCTGCATTATTTGGGTATGTTAATATTTGCTTCATGTTTAATAGATTCCTTGTTTGCCACGTCTGTTGTATGCGTTCTGTATGATACCTTCTATTTGTTTCTTATTCTTTAATAAGAACTCAGTACCTGTTTGAGTATCAATGGCTTGTATAGTTATATTTACCGCTGGTGTGGATCCGCCTACTAAGTCAGCTGCTGGTGTGATTCTAGCTGGTCCTGTAATAAGTTCTGGTCCTGCCTCACCTGCTATACCAAACTTGCCTGCGCCTAGTGAACCACCATCTGCAAAGAAGCCGCCAAACAAGCTGCCTATTCCGCTTGCAATGCCACTAAACATACTGCCTAGTCCACCGCCACCTCCAAATAGACCACTTAGCATACTACTTGCTCCGCTAAACAATCCACCAAGTATACCACTTGTTCCACCACCGCTGCCAGGGCGTCCGCCGTTGCCAAACAAACTACTGAATATACTTGTAAGTTTGTTGCCACCGCTCATTGCGTCCTTGACTAATCCTAGCATTGTGTCTTTAAAGAATCCACCAAAGTCACCA